CAAAAAAGACCTCATGGTTGATGAGGTCGAAGAGAAAGCATATCAACCATTCTTATTAAATAAATCGTTATCCTATCATCAGGATTCTATCTTCCTTACTAACGAAATGAATGTCAGACATGGTGTAGACAACCGTCTTCAATACATGTTTTTCCTAAATACTCTTAGGAAAAGACAAAGATTTTCACAGTGGTCAAAACCATATATTAGTAAGAAAATCGATACTGTAAAGCAATATTATCAGATAAGTACAAGAGAGGCAAAAGATTATGTTAATCTATTATCTGATAAGCAAGTACGAGAATTGAAGAACAGAATGAAAACTGGTGGTAAGGATAATGGATAACCAAGAAGAAATAATAAAAGACCTAGTAGAGGTCACCTTCCAAGAAAAAGACGACTTTCTCAAGATAAGAGAAACACTCTCACGCATAGGTGTTGCAAGTAGAAGAGAACAAGAACTCTTTCAATCTTGTCACATACTTCACAAAAGGGGTAAATATTACATTACCCATTTCAAAGAACTATTCAAATTAGATGGTAAACCTACAAATATTGACGAGTCAGATATAGGTAGAAGAAACACAATAGTAGGATTACTGGAACAATGGAATTTAGTATCTGTGGTTTCACCACAACAAATAGTAGAACCAAGAGCTCCACTTTCACAGATAAAAATCATTCCTTTTAAGGAAAAAAGTGAGTGGAAATTGACCACTAAATACAGTATAGGCAGTAATAACTCCTAAATATACCTACGATATCACTTATGGTATCGAAGGAGTAATTTATGCTAGAATTCCTACAATGGATTATAGGATGGATTCAAGTGATACCTTGGTTAGTAATGGGTGCATCATTTATTGCAGCTCTTACACCTACACCAGTGGACGATGGCTTAGTCAAGAAGGCTTATAAAGTTCTTGATTGGGTTGCACTAAATGTCGGTAAAGCTAAGGACTAAATAAGATAGTAAAACTTAATTAAGTGAGGAATATATTATGGAAATAATTGCAATTGTAATTGCTGTAGCAGTGATTGGTTTATTTGTTTATACATACCGTGATACCACTAACAATGCACCTGTAGTAGATACTGCAAGTGAAATAGTCGTAGATAAAAACGACAATGGTATCGTTTCCAAGGCAGAGTTAAACAAACTAACTAAAGTCCAACTATTTGACCTTGCAGAGAAAAAATCTCTAAAAGTAAAGAAAAGTGGTACAAAAGCTGCAGTAGTAAATGAAATTTGGTCTCAATTGAGATAATCTTATTTACCAATTAAACTAAAGGGTGCTTATGCACCCTTTTTTATATAAATAACAGTATGGAAGATGTATTCGTTTTGATAGGTGAAGTGGGGGCCCCGATTGCTGGTGCAATTGTAATGGGCTTCTTTATCTTTATTGTAATCAAACAAATACTAGAAGGTGTAGTAGACGATATAAAAACCCTAACAATGTTTTGTAAGTCATTAGAAAATCGTGCAAGAACGATGACAAATGAGTTAGTAAAAATAGACATGTTAGTTTCAAGTGCGCTAGAACTTAGACCCGATATAGAGAGAGTCGCAAGGACAGAGAATTTTATAGAAGACGGTAAAGTTGACGCAAGGAGGGATTAACAATGTCAGAGATAGGAACCCTTATTGCAGACTATGGTTTTCCCATTGTCATGATGATAGGTCTAGGGTATTTCATTTATTATATTTGGTGGTTCGTTGGAGAGAAGTTAGAACCCGAAATAGAGAAACAACATATGGCACTTATAAGAGTTATTGACCAAGTGCGTATGTTAGACCAAGACCTTATTAGATTACAACAAAAGGTTGATGTCGTTCTAGAATATAAAGAGAATGAAAAGAAAAAGAGGGCCGAAAAGAAATGAACAATTATAAAATTACCTTTATACTTTTTACTTTTATACTCCTACTAGGAGTATCGAATTCTGTATTGGCAGATGAGATAGTACACAAATTTAAAAATCCAAGCTTTAGTGGTGTTGGAACAGGCGCACATTATCTTACAATTGAGAACCAAGAGTTCTCAAGGAAGAAAGCAATCGAAGATGCGCTCGAGGCTGCAAGAAAAGCTGCAGAAAGAGAGGCAGAAAATACCACGCTCGCAAAATTTATCAGGAACCTCGAATCGAGAATCTATGCTCAATTTGCAAAACAGCTAGTAGAATCTATGTTTGCAAATGACAATCCCGTTGGATTCGGTTCCTTTATCTTAGAGGGTAATACAATTACATGGGAAGTTATTACCGATGAATCAGGTGCAGAGTTTATTAGATTAACAATCATCGCAGAAGATGGTTCGGAAACAGTAGTTGAGATACCAGTAGGTACAGGAAACTTTGGACAAGACCCTGATACAGGCGGTGGTGATGGAGGAGGATAATGTACAGAGCTATATTACTGGCATGTGTAATTGCATTGTCGGGTTGTGCCTCATTCCCTCAATGGTCTGATAAACCACAGGACTGTAGTCGTTGGGACGAAGGAATCAAGAAAGATGTCTACAGTGCAGTCAAGAAACAACTTTCAAGAAAATACATTTGTGTAGAATATCCCGAGGTTGTTAAGCTTCCTGCTTATTTGGAATTATTACAACTTCCACCTGCTAAAGAAAAACCAATCGTAGCAGTTTATAAGTTTCAAGACAAAACTGGTCAAAGAAAATCAGTACAAAATATCGCAAGTTTCTCAACTGCAGTCACCCAAGGTGCAACCGAAATGGTTATTGACGCACTCAAGACAGCAGGAGGGGGTACATGGTTCCGTGTCGTTGAAAGAAACGGTATAGACCATTTAGTCCGAGAAAGGCAAATCATTCGTTCTGCAAGGTCAGATTATGCAAAGAAGACCGACCAAACGGATGAAGGCATACAACCACTCTTATTCGCTGGAATTATTATTGAGGGTGGTGTAATTGGTTATGACTCTAATATCAAAACTGGGGGAAGAGGCGCACGAACCCTAGGAATTGGTTTTAGTAAACAGTATCGACAAGATGCTGTGACAATCTCTATGAGAGCTGTATCAGTTCTTACTGGAGAGGTTTTATTAAATGTCCAAACTCGTAAGACCATTTTATCATATGGTTCGGGTGGAGATGTCTTCCGATTCATCGAGGAAGGAACTCAACTCGTGGAAATCGAGGATGGAGTGGGTAATAATGAATCAGTGACTTACGCAACACGGTCAGCAATTGAAGCTGCAGTGTTGGAATTAGTATACCAAGGCCACGACAGGGGCTATTGGGTTATAGAAGAGGTAAACGAAAATGAAGAAACTAATTAGTCTATGCATAATAGCATTATTGTCGACAAATATTCTTTTCGCACAAGCCACTGATGATAACGAAATTAAAATTGAACAAGAAGGTGATACCTTAAAACTTTATATCGACCAAATCGGTTTTGGAAACAAAGTTGGTGGAGACGATGCAAGTGGTGGTTCACCGTCAAATATGGCAATCACTGGTAGTGGTTTAGAGTTTGATTTAGATTTCTTGGGTAATTCAAATATTTTATTTGGGCCAGTTGTATCTGATGATAGTTATATCAAAATGGATTTTACTGGAGACTCAAACAAAATAGATTGGAATATCGGATACATCGGTAGTACAGATGATTCAAACATAAACTTTGATGTCACAGGTTCAAGCAACCAGTTTGACCTAGACCAAGGTTATGCTTTGTCAGCTGAAAGATTAAATGCCGACTTGATACTAATCGGAAGCTCAAACATTTTTGATGTCGATTGGGAATCAGATGATTTAACATGGGATTTTGAAATAACAGGTGATTCTAATAACATTAACACACTTCAAAAAGATGGAGAACAATCATTGGACTTCACTCTAGTTGGAGACAGTGCAGATGTAGATATTAATCAGTTATCAGGTACATGTGTAAGCGGAGCAGGTAATACTTGTTCTTCACCTGATGCAAATATCGTACTGGATATAGAAAGTGATAATGCAGTTATTCAAATCAATCAGAAAGACGCAGCTAACGATAGTTAGTCTATTAATGTTCATCAGTGGGGTCACATTTGCTGACCCCATTGGAGACATAGTTGAGTCCACTGGTATCGGACAAATAGTTCGTAATAACGAATCAACACCTCACCAAACTGGTTATGCAATAGAACTATATGATGTTGCAGAGACCGTCAATGGTCGAATGAAAATAGAGTTCTTAGACGAAGAAGAACTAGACCTTATAGAACATACAGAAGTATACATTGACGAAGTATACTACGACCCAAATCCTTCACTATCAAAAATGTCCTTGAGAATGGTTCAAGGTACAGCAAGATTTGCTTCAGGTAAAGGGAATAAAATAAAGAAAGCAAATATAGATATCTCTACACCAACAGCTCAGATTGCAATCAACGGCACAGATTTCACAACAACCATCGATGAGCTCGGAAGAACACTCGTTATACTGCTCCCTGATGAGGACGGAGTCACACCTTCGGGTGAGATAATAGTATCAAATGAGGGTGGAAGTGTCACTCTCAATCAAGCATATCAAGCCACTATGGTGTCAACAATAGAAACACCACCAACAGGTTCAGTAGTTATACAAAATTTAACAACCAGTATGATAGATAACATGTTCATTGTATCACCCCCTCAAGAGGTCGCAGAAGCCGTAGAAGAACAGGCAAGGGAAGATATGAACGAAGACCAAGGGGTACTAGATGTAGACTTTTTGGAATTTAACGAATTAGAAAAAGACTATGACGACTATGCAGAAGACCCTGATTATGACGCTCGTGGTAGCAGACTAGATATAGATTACTTAGATGTTGACTTCCTTACAGATGTTTTAGATGTGGTAGAAGAATTAACAAAGACTACTGCAAAATTTACAGACAGACAGGAAGTGACTGGAGGAATAAGATTAGACGGTGCAGTTTTTGGATTCAATAAAGACTCACAGTTTAACATATTTGAGGAAGACGGTAGGTTAGTATTTTATAGAGAAGTTAATGGTATTATTGAAATTATCATTGCAAATGGTAATTCAGGATATCTAGATTTAAGAACAGACGGGTATGAAGGTATCATAGAATTTGGTAATGGAGACCCAGCAATTCAAATCATAATCAACCAAAATAACTAAATACTTATTTAAAGGAGAAAACTTATGGACTTATTACGAAAAGTTTTGCAATGGCATGAAGATTTGAGTTATAAGTGGATAGAGAGATTAGAGATTACCGAATACCACGCAATGTGGATTGCATATGCAAAAGGTCTAATCTTAGGATTACTATTATGGTGGATATTTTAAAAAGATTAATTATTATAGTTGGACTAATCACTATAGGGACATTATCAGTCCCTATGGTTCTTGCAGGCCCAACTGATGATAATCATATCCATGTAGAACAAGTTGGGAGTGCAGATGATGTATCTCTTACAATCAATCAATTAGGTTTTGGTAATACTGTTGAGTTTTCATTCGCACACCAAGGAAACACATTCAACCTTACACAAAATGGAAGTGGTAATAAAATATCATGGGTTCCATATTGGGGTTCAGGAAAGAGTTGGGGTGGTGATGTTGACGGCTCTGATAATACAGAAACAGTAATACAATTCGATGGTGCAGAGTATGGTAGACACATATGGGGAGACAATAATACAGTCGACATATATCAACACGGAGACCATACACATTACATTGATATTCATGCAGACGATGTAGAACACGAATCGTGGCAAGAAGGAACAGGAAGTCATTATAGTCATGCATACTTCTATGGAACTACAGACGGTTCTATAACAGACATGACACAAAAAGGAACTGCAAATCACAATGCACAAATAAGAATTCAAGGAACAGAACCAACAACACTAAACCTTTTACAACAGGGCGGAACAAATCAATCATACACATTAACACAAACATGTTATACTGCTGGTGGTTGTACAGTTAATGTATCTCAAGGAAATTAATGAAACAGTGGTTGTTCGACAAGATGGCTCCTTATGCTATCCAATTCAGAGAGTGGTCTAAAGGAAAAACATGGATACAAATTCCTTTATGGATTTTAATATTATGGTTGTTAGGATTTGCTAATCCTTACTGGTGCGTGTATCCCGTTTGTTGGATTCAGTAATGTATTCTTGGAAGACAGTCCTAGTGACCATTGGGTTGCTATTCGGTCTTAAAATTTGGAATCCCTTCTTAATAGAAAATATCACATGGTCATGGTTTGACTTTCTACACCAACAAAAAGAAATAGAACAAGTAGAGGATATAGTCCTTGTTGATATAGACGAAAGGTCTCTAGAAAAGTATGGACAATATCCATGGCCTAGAGGAATCTATGCAGATATCATGTTGGAATCTTCTTATACCAACACTCATGTATTTACTCAATTATTTAAAGAACCTGATAGATTTGGTCAGGATAATAAATTTGCAGAGGGATTAGTAAATCGATTATCGATACTATCTGCAGCTCCAACCACGCAGTTAGATACGGGTTCTGCACCCTATGTCAGGACATCTGTATTCGGGGGTGGAGATATCAAAGAACATATATGGAGCTTTGACGGTATTGCTTCGCCTCAGGATATCCTGAAAACGAATGCATACGGTTCAGGAGTCACAGTTGCAACACCAAGTGTAGCAGGTACACCAAACTTTGACGGGACTATCAGGTCAGCACCCCTGATAGTATCTGCAAATGATGTTGTGTATCCTTCTGTAGCTCTAGAAGTTCTTCGTGCATTTGGTGACCATAAAAATTATCAAACAAGAGTCACGGAAGAAGTTGGGATTGAGTGGATTCGTATGGGAAGACAAGCTCCCATAGAAACAACACCAACTGCAGATGTTCAAATCGGATACTGGTATGATTTTGAAAGAATATCTGCAGCTGATTTATCTGAGTCAGACCTTGAAAATAAAATACTTATTTGGGGTCTTACTGCAGAGGGACTCAATAATCCAGTTTCAACCCCAGTGGGTGTAATGTATCCTTCTCAAGTTCAAGCATCAATCCTCCAAACCGTCTTGCAAGAAGTTCGAATACAACAATCCTACTATCTTGAATTCTTGTCTCACGCTCTTCTTCTGTTAGTCCTTCTAGGAATATTGGTAATGGTTTACAAACTTCCCACAACCTTTGCGGGGATAGGGAGTCTAGTCTTCGTAGGATTTCAGGTGGGTGGGTCTCTCTATTGGTGGTCTTCATCTCTCGTTCTTTTCGATACTTTCTACTCATCGATTGCCTCCATAATAGTTTTCGGACATGCTTCCTTCAACAAATATTATAAAACCTATCAACTCAAAGAACAAATTAAGAAGCAGTTTCAAAAGTATTTATCTCCCGACATGGTTGACGAGCTTGCAAAGAATCCCGAAAAGTTAAGACTTGGTGGAGAAAGAAAGGAAATGACCTTCATGTTCATGGACATATGTGGGTTCACTCCCATAAGTGAACACTATAAAAATAATGACGACCCCGAAGGATTAGTTGAACTCATAAACAAGTTCTTAGATATGCAAACCAAAATCATTATAAATAATTCAGGAACTATTGACAAATACATGGGCGACTGTATCATGAGTTTTTGGAATGCTCCCTTGGACTGTGAAAACCATGCTGAACTCGCTGTAAAATCTGCACTGGAGGTGTTAGATGCAACCAAGAAACTTAATAAAGAGCTTGCTCCTCTCAATCTTCCTCCTATCAATGTCGGCATTGGTATCAGCACAGGAGAATGTATTGTTGGAAACATGGGCTCAGAAATTAGATTTGACTATTCCGTTATCGGAGATGCCGTCAACCTCGGTGCTAGACTCGAGGGCCAAACAAGAAATTATGATGGGGTGGACTTGTTGTTATCGGAAAGAACTTATCAATGCTGTCCGAATGGAACATTCACAGAAGTCGATAGAATCCATGTTAAAGGAAAGTCAGAGAAAGTCACGATATACACTTGTTGATTCATACACAACTCCACAACTCTATACCTTTGCAACTCTTCAATTATTAGATATATGGACTACTTATAAAAGTCTTCAATATAATTGTGTCAGAGAACTAAATCC